ATAAGGAAATTCCATTCCCTCAAAGACTTTCATATCAATTAAACAACATCCCATTCCTACTCCTTGCACTTCCATAATTTCATTAAATTCAAAATCTTCCAAAAATCCATGTTTGTCTCCTTCTTTGATTCTCGCAACTGGCAAGTAAGGTTTCCCTTTTCCAAAATAAAGGCCTGACGCTATCTCTTTGTCCATCGCCAAAAGAGTGTCTAATGCTCCGCTTGGGATGATTGTATCTGAGTCTATAAAAAAGATATAATCACATTTATCCTTTTTGGCCATTCTTACAAGTTCGTTTCGTGCCTTGTCGACTATTGTAGAGTTTTGCAAGTAGATTTGAACATCATATTTATCCTGTTGATAAAATTCACTAATACGATTAATGAAATTAACAAAAAAACTTGCTGGAACTACGTTGTATAAAGGCACACATATTCCAATTTTCATTGTCCTAAGTTAAATTACGCAACAGTTACTTTCCAAGTAATTTGTAAAGTATCTCCGTCCGCTACATTAATTGCACTGAATGTCTGCCTACAAAGCATTGTTCCGGCTGAACTTGCATTTAAAACTGCTGATTCTGTAACCGCCACACTTCCACTAACACTAAAACTTTTTAAGAATTGTGCTGTGTCGTCTGTTACGTTTGTTGTTACTGAAGTTCCAGTTCCTGCTGCTCTTGTCAATCCGTTTTCAGTTTCTTCAGTTTCCAAAGTTGTATCAGTTGCAGTTGCTGCAGTTGTTCCAGTACCTACCGCGATATAATCGAATGCAGTGTATGATCCTGCTTGGTCTGTATTGAATAACCCTGCTACTTCTTTAAATCCTAAATTCATTAAAGCATTTGGCGTGTTTACAGTTTCTATTAAATTTCCAGCATTGTCGAAATGATCTATTTTAATAAATCCTTGTAATTGAGCTCCTTCACTTTTTAATTTTTGTTTCATTTATTTAACCTCCCTTGATTTAATTGAATGTAAAACCTTAACTTCGCACGTGTCGCTTAGTCCGACTCTTTCCTGGGTTCCGTTTTTTCCTGCCATATTTTTTAATTTATTCATGATTGCCTTGATTTTTTCTTCAGGACTTTGCATGTTTTTTTTCCTCTTTTAATTCTTTTTTCTTCAATTTGTCAACCTCGACAATTTTTCCTTTTTCCTTTGTTCGATTCACGTGATAATCTTGCTTAATTTTCCCTTTTTTATCCCTTAAAACTATGTCCATTCCTGCCATATTATCTTTCAATCTCCAATATATTTAAAGTTATTTATCAAATTATGTAAGGACGAATCATGATCCTCGACATCAGTTGATCTCTTTCTTTAATAAACTGGTTTGCTGTTTCCCTCCATTGTGTGTATGGCTCCCCTTTCTGAATGCTCAATTCCCCCAAAGAGTAACCTGTGTTTTCATCGTAGGATTGTCCGATGATCCTTGCAACCAATGCAATGCTTGCAACTAAATTCATTATTTTTGTAAAATTAATATTAATTTGTAGCTTGGTTATTGTTGATCCTGCTTCGTGTGTTTCAACTAATTGGTCTAAAACTAAAACTCCCGAACTTGTTGAACTTACTTGGGCCACTTCTCTGTGTCCATCCATTCCTAAAATTTCTACCCAGTCCTCCTCTGAGAAGTCTGATTCGCTTGCTACGGCCACGCTTACGGCTGTTCCGGCCACTTCTGCAGCTGAACTCGTTGTACTTGTACTTGAATCTTCAACTGTCCCATAAATGTATTTAATCACGATTTTGTTTTTCTTATCTGAAAACTTTTGAGTTGTTGCTCCTGATCCTAAAAAAATATAACCTGGCTCTTTTTTAATCTCTAAGTTTGCCGGATCGATTGTTGTTCCGTCATCTTTTAATTCTCTAACACTCAGAAGTGGGTTTTGATTTACTCTTAATCGATTGGTTCCATCTCCATCCAGGATTTCTATTTTCTCTGTTGGTACAAAGTGTGTATTAAAATATCTTGGCACTTGAGCTTCGATTTCCACTATTGTTGCTTCAACATCTGCATCGCTTATTTCATCTACTGAAATTCCCACTGTCCTTCGAACTGATGCCACTGTGATATAATCCATTATTTACTCAACCCCCACACAATCACTCCAGTCAAAATACTTCCGCCAATTGTAAAAACCACCGTAACCCATGCCGGCATTCTTTTAGATAAATGATTATAAAGTTCTGTGTTTGTTTTTTTTAATTCTGCAAATTCTGTTCTGATTTCTTTTCTAAAATCTTTAAAATCATCTGATAGATTATCTACTATATTTCGAGAAACCTTTCCAAACGCACATCCGGACATCTTAACCATAAATCCTCCTTAGTTTCTCTTCGACGTCATCCCTAAAAGGAAGATTCTTTCCTTGTTTAATTGTTTCTATTAATTTTTCTTTGGTTCCCCATTCTACAATATCTTCTGCAGTCTTTTTTCCGATTCCATTAATTGCTTTTAATTCTTTATAAAAATCATCGTCCGGATCTACTTCGATTTGTTTGGTTTGAACAACCTGATTGCCTATTTGGCCCACAGTTGTTTTTAACTTTTGAAATTCAAGGGATCTTCCTTGTGCTCGAGATAATTCTATTATCTCTCCTGCTTCGATGGTTTGCCAGGTAAAATCTTCGTTTAGGCCACCTATTCTGATTTTAACTGGTTCACCTTTATTGATGAACTTCATTTAATCTTCCTCTACTATAATTGTTACGGATACAGTTTCAGTTGCTGTACCTGCTGCAATAGACATTTTGATTCTTCCATAAACCACGAATGGCTCATAAACTTTCATCGCAGTGTTATAAATTATTGTTTCTGCGCCTGTGTTTATACAAACTGGTGTTCTTGGATAGTAAGTTACATCTGTGTTTGCCGCTGCAAGGTCTAACACTTTCTGTGCTGAATACTCTCCGTCCGAATCGAGATCTACTGTACAAGTATTTGTTGGGTAACTAACGTTTACCGCCAGGATTCGACCCCTGATTGGTACGCTGTAAGCTGTGGCTGTTGTAGCCCCGGCTGCAATTGTCCCTGATATTTTGTACTTTCTGATTTGTGACATTTTGTTTCTCCTATTTAATTGTGAGGAGTTTAAGGCCTTTCCTCGTAGGCCCTCTAAAAAATTTAAAAAAAAATAAATAAATTATTCTTTCTTAGTGCTTTTCTTAGTGGTTTTTCCTTTAACTACTTTCTTTTTGAGAACTTCTTTTGTTTCGAATTTTACCTCTTCCACAATTTCAAAGTTATTTCTTTTTCCAGTAGCTTCCAGAATATCAACTACTTGTCCAGTTTTTACTGTAATCCAACGGTGTCCGTTAGACTCATCAATTCGCACCTTTGTATCTTTGCCTGTATTCTTAAATTTCATTTTACAAATTTTTCAAATATACTAAAATCTTTATCTTCGAGTTTCTTTGACTTATCGAGTTTTTCTAATTGCTCAATAATGATGTCAGTTGCTTTCTCTCCAATTTCAAATTCAATTTCTTTATTTCCTTCTTCGTTCCAGGTTATCTGACTTTCTTTTTGTATAATGCCGAATTTTTTAAATTCTTCATCTTTTACTCCAAGATTAAGTTTCAATTCCCTGATTACTTTCAAAGTTATAAAGTTCCCTTCTGCGGGTAGAATCGACATTGTGTTGATTCTCTCTGCCAAGTTTAATTTAAATTTCATTTTAGTTTAACAATGATTACTTAGGATGCTGTTAACATGATGTAGTATGGTGTTGATCCAATAATGATTCTTGCTTTGTGTGAGAACTTTGTCTCATCATTATCAGCAACAATCATATTTCCTGATGCAATTGTGTGTCCTTGAATTGACAATAAGTTTACGTCATCATCTACATCTGCAATTCCATTCGCGTTTCCGCTATTTGTAATTTGGATATAAGATAAATTAGTCACTCCGTCTGGATCACTTGCGTCTCCATCTGAATAAATTTCCGCCATTAATGGTGATAAATTTCCACCTGTCCAACCTGCGTCATCTGGGATATGTAAAGTATTTCTACTTGCCACTCCTAATCCGGATAATTCTCCGGTATCTGCAAAGTTTAACGAGACGTGTGCTCCGTGGGCTGTCCCACAAGCTACATCATTAATAGTTGTGAAAATTCTTGCTGCTTCTCCACCTGAACCTGCTCCACTTAAGTATAATCTTAGATACATCCCTCGATTGTCTCCACTTGTTGCTTTATTATTAAAATAATATTGTAACGTTTTTGTGTTAGCTGAATCAAACACAATTGGTGCTGTGCTGCTTCCTGCTAAGACTAAAGGGGTTGTACTATTGATCCCATTTGCTCCCGACTGATCAATTCTTCCACTAATTTCTCCAAATCTTGTCATTTTGATTTAAAGACAGTTAGTATGCGTAAAGAATTGCCGTTTTAACTCCGGTGTCAGTACCGCCTAAGTCAATTACCAAAACTCCATCAGTTACAACTGTTGTTGCTGCTTCAAGAACTACTACTGAACCTGTTGTTGTCTCGTCGAATAAATGGATTCCGTGAATGTTTGTACATCCGTAATCCTTTAAGTCAACTTGAACTGTGTCAGTTCCACCTATAGTTGTTGCGGGGAATACTACTTGTAAAAGTTTTACTCCTAAGTTTGGCGCAACTTCAGTTACTGTTCCTACTTCTCCTAATGCTGCCATATTTTTTTACCTCCATTGTTATTTAATTTTATTTGCTGAGTTTTCTTCTCTGATAATTTTAAGGAGTTTTTTCTCCGGTCTATTTTTCTAAAAAATTTAAAAAAAAATTAAATTAAAAAATATAAAAATTTATAATATGTCATCTATGAATGCATTGAATTTCGGGTTCTTAATCACTAAACACTCGTAAATCTTCAGGAAGAATTTGTCCGAATCGTTGTTTTTACCCAACTCTTCGTAAGTCATATCTTGAAGTACTCGCATTTCAATGAAGTCTGTGTCTAAGAAGTAGATTTGCTTTGCACCTGATGTATTACTCAAAAACATTGAGGGGATCAGTGGTACTGGTCCTACTAATGTCTGTAATACTACAGCTGATGGGACACCGAAAGGCAATACTCCGCCAGGGACGTCACTTGGAGAATATCGGAATGTATCCAATATAATCTTACGAACATCTCTAACAGCTGCACTTGAACCTACGGCTAATTTAATAATTCCACCGTCGTCGAATGCATATTGAACTGCTTTTTCAATATCATCGTATGTCAATGCTGCACCGTCCAAATCTACTACATTTGTTACTCCTTGTTGCTTTACAATTCCGGAGAACTCAGTTGCAGTTGTTGTTGCATCACCGTTTACGATCAATTCTTCTTCTAATTCCTTTAAAGCCCTTGCTGCAGTTAAAACTCTTAGTTGCATTGCGTTAGCACTTGCAACATTTCCGAACGCACTTCCGCCTAAACCGGATCCAGTTCCCTGGAAACCTTCTAAAACGAACGCTGGTTGCCCAGCTTTAGCTTGTCCTGTTACTCTTCCAACTGAATAAAGATACTTGATTGCTACTGAACTTCTATCGAATGTATCGTTAGTTTCAGAGAATGCTGCATCTTCAGCTGCTACAAAAGCTGCGCCTTTAGATTCAAGATTATTATAATCTGCATACATTCCCAAATTTGTAACTCTCGGGATTAATTCCACCAGTGGTGTTCTCTTTCTCGATTCGTCCACAATCATTGGGGATAAATAAACCGGAATCATTGCATATCCTGCAGTTCCTGGTCCACCTTGGGTTGTTGTTGTTGCTTTAAAACCAGCTTGTGCTCTTAAATCAATTCCGCCCATTGCATCCAAATATTTTGTCTTATGAGTTAAATTTCCGAACGTTTTGAAATATGCGCTTTGCATGTCCAAACCTTCAGTCATTCCTGTTTGTGCTCTCATTATCTAAATAGACTTAAAGGATCAACAGATTTAGTTTCCGAAGCATTTGCTTTCACTTCTGCATCATTGATTTGAACTCCTTCAGATTTGTGAATTGGGGCTTCAAGGGCCTTTGTAATTTTTGCAAGAGAGTCTGTGATTTTAGTCACAGCATCTTTCAAAGTTACATTCTCTGATTTTAAGTTGATCAATTCTGCATTCATATTAAACAATGCTTTTTCTTCTACATTCTCTTCAGTTCCTTCAGGTTTCACTTCTTCTTTCGAAGGAGCTTCTACTTTAGGTTCTTCTTTGAGATTTTTTTCTGTCATCTTTTTTTGTTTGTTATTTAATTGTTGATTACCAACTAAGTTGGCGTTTTCAGTTCCGTTAGGAATAGAATTTGATTTGACTACGAGGTTTTTCTCGATGTCTGGATCTTCGGCTTTCATTCTTTTGTACTCTTCTACCGCATCCATTGATTTCATAAAAATATCTGATAATTGTGCTTTTGTGTTGCAAGGGTTTCCTGTTAGGGCCACGTTCAATAATTTAACATCGTTAAGCATTCGGACTCTTTCTCCGTCTTTTACATCGTATGTCACGTCTGTTGCCAAAAATGCTACTGAAAATGCATCGAGATATCCTTCTGTTAGGTTTCCTTTAATTGATTTATAATTTGGATTGTGTCTGTTGATCTCTCCCTTGACACTTGTTGAGTATCTATTTTCTCCGAGGTCCCTAACAGTTGAATCGATTATCTTTCCTGCAGGGATCTTTGTTTTTGCGATCTCTTTCTCTTCATGGCTTTCT